CGATGTAGTTTTGTGCAAAGTAACCTGTGTTAGCGTAAACAGCCTTTGCTGCTTCTGCAGTGTAAGCAATAATTCCATCGCTATCTGCTGTTGTTGCTGATCCAAATGTACCTGCTGCTAACAAAGCAGTTAATACAGCTGTATCAATAGTTGTTAAATATGCATTTTGTAGCTGTTGTGTTAGCTCTGCATAGAAGTTAGGGTCTGAACGCTCTAACAACTCAACAGATAGTGTGTTCATACCTGAGTACTTAGACACTGTACCTGTTAGATATTCGGTTACCATACCTGTATTAGATACTGCACCCGCTTCTGCCTCTACAGTTACTGTAGGTGCTACGCCGTTTCCGCCACCTGCTGAAGTTACGAGTGATGGTACGTTAATGGTCATACCTGATGCTGGCAGTGTGCCTTGTGAACATGCATCAATAGCTGGTGTGCCAAATCGTGTATTGGTTACAAACTCTGTTAGGTATTGAGTTGGGTTAAACGCTGGGTTTGTTGAGAATGAATCATCTGCTGCTGCGATGTATAGTTTTGATTCATCGCTACCTAGTGCAGCCTTGATCTTGTGCTCTGTGTACTTAGCCATAGAATCGATAGGCGTACGTACTTTAGTTTGAATTAATGGTGCTGTAATTACAGGGCGTGCAGCTTCTACTGTAGGAGTAGCAGCCTCGACCTTTGCTTCTTGTGGCGCTGTTGCTAAATCTTCCACAGGAGCCTCGCTTTCTGTTGTTTGATTTGTGTCCTCTGCTTCGTTTTCACTAGCAGCAACTTTAGTTACTTGCGCAGCTGTAAATGCTGGGCTTTCTACCAGGCTGACCTCTCTTAGTGTTGCACTGGTTACATATAAATACTCTTTTTTCTGCACAGACTTATTTACATCTACACCGACAGATAAACCATCGATTAATTGCTCGCCAGCAAGGATTAAAGCATCTTGGCCTTGCATTGAATTAGAAATCTTAAATTGAGCATAGATGCCATCTTCTGCTTGATTAAACTTCTGCATACGGCCTATTGGTCGTTCTGGTGAGTGTTGCATAAGCATCTTAATCTTGCCTGGATCGCCTATTTCGATTGATCCTTTAGCAAATACCACTTTACCTACGGAAGTATTGCCTATCTCTTCGAAAGGTACGATCTTGCCAGCGATAACTCTGCGCTCGCCGTCGGCAGCTTCTACCTGGCTACTGAATGTAAGTTTCATCTTCTTCTTCTCTTCCGTTAGGTGTTAGTTGTTCCATTTCTTTTGCTTCTTCTACATCAATTAAACCCAAGCTAATCATTTTTTCTAATGCTTCTAGGCGCTTCATTGTGTCGGCTCTTAGGAACGATTCTTCTATTGCAAATTTAACTACATGGCCTCTAGGGGTAATATCATCCATGCTTAAACGATCTTCGATAGCACAGATAAACGGCTGTAGTGAATATGCTACAAACTCTTTGCGACCATCGATAATGTTTTGATAAGTCATGCTGTTATTCATATCTGCGCTTATGTAATATGCAGGTACGTTCATCGCTCTAGCAATTTGTGTTGCAAGATATTGCTGTGCTTCGTTATACATCATATCTTTAGGACTAAAGCCTGTGGTTTCGTAAGATAATGTGCTAGTTAAATACGCTGTGCTTCTGTTTTGGCGGCTTTGCTTCCATTGTGCTAGTAATCCTGATACTTGTGCTTCTGGTAAATCTGCGCCAGTGTTTTTTATATAACCACTTGGCATTGGAGTTTGTGCAGATACAGCTGCGGCTTTTTCAATATCTAATGCGCTTTGTATTGTACGTGCTGCGGTAGTTAATACACCTTGTGTTAATCCTTGAAATGTGATAAGTGAACCAATACCGGACATTGGAGTCTTAACACCATCTACAAAGTATTCATCTACTTCTGTGCCAAATTTATTTGTTGTAAATGTAACTCTATTATTTGCTACCCACTCAAATCGTGATGGTCTTAAATCATCTGCATATAATTCTGTTACTCGCCAATATGCAACGCCATAAAATAGAAGACTATCGACAGTCCACGATATGGTGACGGATCTTGGTTGCCGATAGTCTGGTTGATCTATCCAAAGAGGGTTCCCCAACTCCTCACCATTTGACTTTTTGTAAAGCTTCAATGGCAAGTATGAAACTACACCAGCTATAAGATTTCTGCAACGTGAAACGGCAGGTACTTGCATAGCGAAATTGCGATCTAATCCGCCAGGGAAATTACCTACACCAGTTGTAAATGAACCATAGCCATAAGCTGTGTCCATAATGGCAGGGGCGTATTGCGCTTGGACAGTTTCAGTTTTTTTGGTTATACCCAAAGCAGACAATAGACCCATATGTATACTTTATACCATAATTAGGACATTTAGTGCAAGTTACACAAAGATTTGCGCAGTTTGTTGCGGTTTAGTTAATTGAGATACAACCATAGCAAGGCTTATTGCAGCTGTAACATCGCCAGCCGATTTACGCCTAATAATACGCCAGCCAGCATCATTAGTCTTAGCTGCACAGTTATTAAGGTGCTGTACTAAGTCTGCTTGGCCACTATGAACTAATCTAACGTTAGCCAGGGCATCTGATAAGTCCGAACAGGCCTGGTAAAACGCCTGGCCACTGCAATCTTCTATGCGCCATCCGCTTTGTTCTAATTTAGTGGCTAAAGTCTGTGTAGCGTACTTGTCAAACATAATTTTATGTGGGTGGTACTTCTTTGCCCATTCGTTAATATCACTAGCCATCTTAACTTCATCTACAGCTACTTCACTAGACCATAACTGCATCAAACCTACGGCTATCTTGCCATCTTTAATTTGTCCTGCAACTAAAGCGCCAGATCGTCTGGTAGGCGCAATATCAAATGCAAATATAGTCATCGGCCCGACAGGGATTTCTAGTGTGCTATCACTACAAGCTTCAATAGATCCATATACCCAGGGGCTAACAGCGCTATCTATCCACTGGCATAACATTTCAGTACGTGTAGCTTCTACGCTATTAGTATTTACAGCTTCTTCTAAAGTTTCTTCTGTTACTAAATACCCTAGTGCTGGATTAGCCATAGCCCAAGCTTTGCGATCATGTATCTTGCAGTGCTGTGGTGCTGACCATTCGTAATAGCCTAAAGTTTCTGGCGGATAAGATAAAGATCTTTCCCTTAAATCATTTAATACTGTACTGAATCCATCACCTGCGTTACTGGTCATTAAAGTCATTGCATTAGGTCTAGCACGTGTAACAGGTAGTGCAGCTGTAAAGGCTTCTTCTGACCATTCACGTAATTCGTCTATATATAAGAAATCTGCGGTCTTTCCACGTGGTGCATCTCTAGTTGCTGGACAAATGAAAGATGGCAAGATAGCCGTAGGTTTGATGCAGTTATGGTCAAGTGAAGTAGCTGTAGATGAAGTTAAAATGGCTAGTGATATAAACGAGTGGGCAAAGAAGTATCACCCACATATAATCTTATACGACAAGTACGCTACCCAAACTTTAGCGACTAAATTAGAGCAAAGCGGCTGGCGTATGCAGGATTGTAGCGGCCAAGCCTTTTACCAGGCATGTAGCGATCTAGCAGATGCCCTAGCCAATATCAGATTGATTCATAGTGGTCAAACAGAGCTAGTACAACACTTAAATAACTGCGCTGCCAAAACAAATGATGCTGGCTGGCGAATTATTAGGCGTAAATCGGCTGGCGATGTTACAGCTGCTATAAGCCTTGCTATGGTTACTAGCCAATTAACTAAACCGCAACAAACTGCGCAAATTATTGTCTAACTTGCACTAAATATCCGATTTATGGTATAAAGTATATATATGGGTCTATTGTCTGCTTTGGGTATAACCAAAAAAACTGAAACTGTCCAAGCGCAATACGCCCCTGCCATTATGGACACAGCTTATGGCTATGGTTCATTTACAACTGGTGTCGGTAATTTTCCTGGTGGATTAGATCGCAACTTAGCGATGCAAGTACCTACTGTTGCTCGTTGCAGAAATCTTATAGCTGGTGTAGTTTCTTACTTGCCATTAAAACTTTACAAAAAGTCTAATGGTGAGGAGTTGGGGAACCCTCTGTGGTTA